ATTATTTACTAATACTGTTCCAGACTCATTTCCTTTAGCATCTAGGTAATTAGGAAATGTTATTGTAAAATCTTCCTTACTTGATCTTTGTTTTATTATAAAAGCCATGATTGATTGAAAAGCTAATCTTGGTTGTGTTTTGTATTTACAAGTAAATTTAAACCTTTGACCATCTACTTGCCTTCTAAATGTTTTACCACTTTCAGTAGTAGACATAAGAGTTTTCTGTTCACTTTTAATATTTATAGCTGTGAAATCTGTGTTGGGTAAAGCACCACTCATACTAGACTTGCCCTTCCTTGTTCATTAACAGCACTATTAATCATTCCTACTATTGTTCCTCTACTGTTAGTTAATAATTCTTCAAATCCTTTTGCATCTACTGTTGTAATATTAAAGTTTACAGTTGTAGATCCACCACCTATTTTATCGTTTGGCACTATAGTTCCATTTGTACTAGGTATCATAATTTCACTTCCTGCTTCTCCCACCATATATGGTTGTCCTGCTACAACCGCACCTCCTGTTTGTCTTGCTGAGAATGACTGAGATCTTATAGCCGCAACTTGTGCGAATCCTGCCGCACCTTGTGCCGCCGCTACTGCAAAATTTAATGGTGGTGGATAGGTAGCTAATGCGTTTGAAATTGCTCTATAAGTATTAATTATTGTCATTCCTGCTTGAAATGCTTGATATGCTTTAAATGCTGTTTTATTCAATCCAGATAAAGCACTTAATCCTGTTTCTGTTGCACTAACTATTTCTCTTTGTGCATCTTTTTCTAATTGTACTTTTCTTTTATTTCTAGCTTCTTGTCTTTTAAATGCTCTTTCAACTTCCTCATCTAATTTTTTCATTCTTTCAATTTCAGCATGATTTATAGTTTTCATTATTTCACTATTACGAATTGCAAACTGTTGCATACTTATAGCTAGTTGCATATTCTTTGATAATGCTTCTGTATTTTTCTCAGTAGACTTAGTTGAGGTGTCATCAGACATTTGACTCATAGCATCTTGCACTGCTTTTAATGAATTGTGAAAATTATCTGCACTTTCAGCAGAACTCAAAAAACCATCTGATAAAGGTTTTGTAGAATTGGTAAGTTCATCAATTTTTTTTGCTAATTCTGGAAATTCTTCTCTAAGGGTTCCCAAACCAAAACCCAAATCAAAAACATCTACTAATAAATCCTTTACACTTGAGCCAAGTATTTCATAAGTTTTATTATCTTCTAATTTTTTATTTAATTTATCAAATGCTTCAACAGTTTTTAAAGTTGTAATTAAAATAGCTTGTAATGCACCACCTAAACCTTCTCCTAATGAAACTGCTAGATCTTCATTTTCTTCTAACATCTTTGTTAGTTGATCTGTCATACCTTTTAAAGCAGGCGACATACCCTGCCCTATTTTGTCTTGAACATTTCGTAAAGCTATTCCAAAATTTGAAAAGGAAACATTTAAATTATCTAATAATGCTACTGTAGCACCTCCAAATTCTTTTTGTATACCTCTACCAAATGCTTCAACTATTTTTTGAGCACCTTCTGCTGATTTACCAAATTCAGATATTTGGCTTCTATTTAAACCTAACTCTTGCTCTAATATTCTTAGAATAGGAACACCTCTATCTCCTAATCTTTGAATTTCTTCTAACCCTAAACCACCACTAACAGTTCTAGCAAATAAATCTGTAACTGCCTCAAGTGATCCAATTTGATCTGTAGTGATTGCCGCAGTATTAGTAAATATATTTAATATTTCTTCAGAAGGTGTAATTCCTGCCGCTTTTAATTTAATAAATGATCTTGATAAATCTTCTACAGAAAACTGAGTCTTGGTTGCAATTCCTGTTATAAAATCAAATGCTGCTGCACCCTGTTCCGCACTACCTGTAACAGAAGCTAATGATGTTCGTAAATCTTGAAAAGTTGCAGTTGTTTGTACAATAGAACGAATGACTAAACCTGCACCTAATCCAATTAGAGCATTTTTTAAATTTAAAACAGATGACTTTGTTTTACTTAGATTACCTTGTAATTTTCCTAATGCTTGTTTACTTTTATCTTTAGCAACAATATTAATATTAAGGTTTTTATCTGCCATGTTTCATTTTCGCTATTCGTTGTTGTCTTTCATTCTCATCATTTTTTAATTCGAAATATGATAACCACAACATAAACTCATATGTTGTCATTTGCAAGATTTCTGCAACTGTTTTGTGAAGTCTTTCTGCTAGAGAAAGAACATTATAGATTTCTGGTGTTTCTTTTATTTTTTTTTTAAGTTGGAATAATCATCAGCATTCATAATTTGGGTTGCTACCCTCGCAATTATATCCGTATCTGCCTTAACTTTAAATTTAAGTTTATGTTCCATATTGAACATTTTCTTTCCATCTTTTTTTAATGCTTTTTCAATTATAACATCTATTAAAACATTAAGGTCGTTATCATTTGCACCTTTAAATATTTTAGATTTCTCTAGCATATTAAAAGGTGTGGAATAGATAGCTTTATCGCCAACTAAACCCCATTCTTCAACTTCAATGATTTTAGTTTCTAATGCCTCAAAATGACCTTTGACTCCTTCAAAGAAGTCTATTTCTTCAGATGACATCTAGTTCTTAAACTGTACCGATAGTTAAAGCACCTGTGCCTTGAAAAGCAACAGTTCTTGTAGTAACTCCGTCTAAGCTAACACCAACTGACATTGATGTTACAATACCATTACCTGCAAATGATTGATCTCCAGATGCGTTACCTTCTGGTAATAATGTGAAAGCTATAGTAGCACCAGAGTCTAAAGTTTCTTGTGCTGTATCACCTTCATCATAGTGCATATCTATTGATCCACTAAATGCTGTTCTTCCTGCTAGGTATGTCTTTGCAGAATTACCAAGACTTGTATCTTCTACAACATCTGCTGTTGTATCTATTGTAAAACCTGTGACCGCACCAATGACTGTGCTACCTGCTTTTACAACACCTTCTTTACCATGATGTGCCATTTAATTACTCCTTTGTAATTGGTTTATTATATTCTTTTTTACTTTCTTTTGGTTTCATTTCAACTTTTTTTTGAACACCACTAGAAGTTTCTTGAACATAGCCTAGTTTTAAAAACTTATCAAGGCTATTAGGATTGATACAAATTATATCACTCCCTTTAGTCATTATTATATCTTTACTCATGCTGTACCTCTTGTAAATTCATATAAAACTCTTACCACAATTCTCACTGCACCAATAGGAAAAAGAACACCTTCATCTGCTGATACATCTACAATCTGTGTATCAATAGCATTATTATTTCTGGTAATATCATTATCTAATGTTTCTTCTACTACTTCTATTAATTGGTTTCTAGCTGTATCTATATTACTTGTTGTTCCTTTAACATATCCAATTAAAACAAAATCTATTGTTCCTGTTCTTTTTCCTGTGGAATTACTACCCATAGAAAAATCTTCTCTAGTTTCATCACTTGTAGAAACAAAGATTGCAGGAAATTGAGCATTAGATAAATCCTCCACTAAAAAAGGCTCTCTTTCTATTTTCTTAAATGTAATTGGTGAACTAACTGCTGTCAGTTTAGTTACTATATCACTTGCAATATCTTCTCTTTCACTCACAGCTTTAACTCCCTAGCTAATACTTTGCTAAATATTGTTCTAATTTTCTTTTGTTCATCTTTACTAATTCTAAAGAATTGTCTAGTAATTTTATTTTTACCTACACCAAACAGATCATGGAATGATGCTTTTTTACTCTCTGCATTTCTTCTAAAGAATAATACACCTTTACTTGCACTAATTTTACTTGTTAAAGAACTAAACATTTGGCTTGTATCTGTAAGATCAACTACTCCAGATTGTTTAACTCCTGCTCTTTTATAGTTTGGTGAATAAGGTTTAAATTTTCTACCAAAAGCATCTACACCTTTAGTTTGAGTTCTCGATCTAATTTCTTTGATTTCAAATGCTGAAACATTTGCTAATGATTTCTTTATGGCACTAGACATCTTTTGAGATATGCCTTTAATTTCGTTTGCTATTTGGATTGTATTGCTAGTAATTTTTACTTCAGCAACCATTATTTACATAAACATTGACCATCACAAGGA